GCTCTATTCTTAGAAATCTCAGATACTCGTTCTTCAAGAAGACCAACGTTTGACTCAAATCTTCCATAACGCTCTTTAGCAGATGCAATATTGAGGCTTGCTTTGGACATGAGTTCTTGGAGTTTGGCATGCTCGAATGCATGTTGAACGCTTTGCGTTTCTTGAGCCATGGCGGCTTGTTGTTGCTCTTGCTTCTGTAAGAACTCCATAGCTTCTGCGCGCCCTGAGAGGTTCATGTCTTTGATGATCATGCTTGGAGGGAACACTTCCCGCCCGAACATCTGGTTGATCTCTAAAAGCTGTCTTGCCTGCATGTTCTTCTGCGTCGGAGTATTAGCTCCCTCTTCAACGATCGTTTGATACTTAGCAAAGATCTTAGAATAGAAATGAGGAGACGGCTCTTCACCAAGGATTAGTCCAACCTTCTCTGCATTCCAGTTGTTTAATGTCACTTGCAATAGAAGTCCGCCGAGAGTCTTTAATGCATAATCCCATTGATCGAAGTACTTCTGGAGAACGGTTAAGTTGGCCGCTTGCTTAAGCATTACTGTAAGAGATGAGGCTTGAGAGTCTTCTTGCGCTGACCAGTTCTCTAAATTTACCCCGGAGATTTGGAATATCATGTTGATAAGGTCGTTGGCTAGTTGCATATCAGACGGAGGAACAGCATTCGGAACAATCTTTTCGACGTCCCCCATCTCATAACCTTCGTTGATGATGATGTCGTAGCCTTGGCCTGACTTCTTGAGGTTATCTTCATTACCAACAGCTCCAATCTTTCTCTTCCAGCCGGAGTTTATAGAGCTCTCAGATATATCATGGTTGAGGATGATCCTTCTGTTAAGAAGGAAGTTTGTGTCTCTTAGTGTGCGGACCAATCCTCTAGATCTCAGATCGTAATAGTTAAGATGGGGTTCGTAGTTCCAGAATACAGGAACAAAGGGGAACTGCTCAAAACCAAGCGGGTTTTCTCCCTGGAACATCAGCTGATCGTTAAGAACAACCGCAAGTTTCCATGTAGGTACTTCCACTTCCACCGCTTCTAAGTCCGGGATGTTGTAGAGAATCTGCTCTAGCTGGCCGTTTTCTCCTGCAAAGTCAAAGAACTGCTTACGCGACGCTGAATAGAGCTTTTTCTTCTTTTTCTTCCACTTATACCACACATACGAGAGGACCATAAGATCATTTCTAGCCATGTTATAGTTCTCAGGGAGAAAGTAGAATGATCCATATCGTTGAGGAGTTCCTGCCATTGGAGCTATGTTAGCTATCTTATCAGGGAACCTAGCCTCGGCTTCTTTCTTTGAGATGTACTCCTGGCACCAAACAAACTGAGCATCAGAGAAATCGGGCTCTCTTGCGTACGGATCCACTAGAAAGCTATTGTATTCCCACACCTTTACCTTCAAATCCCCTTGGGCTGGATCGGAAGTATAATCGAGATATGGTTGCAAAAGGCATAAACCCGCTACACAAGAGAGCTCGCAAGCCTTAGAGAACTGCTCACTTATAGCACTCGTGTTAACGCAATGATCTATAATGCGCGTATACTGGTCGGTTGTATTTGGGTCAGCACCCTCAGATGGGATGTAGATTATGTTCTTCCTATGCTGCCTTTGATATCCCGTGATCATGTTTATAGGCTGCTGCAGGAAGTTAAAGTAGAAGTTTTGGTAAGATGTGCCAGGACTGAAATTAAAATACCGGTTTATGAACGTCTGTGATCCGGCATAAAAAAGTGAGTCAATGTTAGCTTGGTTCCATCGCGATTGTTCGATTGGCTGAAACTTGCCATAGAGATTATCCAACCACTGTCGGACATTTCCTTGATTCGGTTCTAGGGCATTCTCCCAGGGGGCGAAATAAAATGAGATAAGTACCTCCGCATGCCTAGGGCATTAGACTTTTTACTTACACCATAACAACTTAAGTATTTTCAAGAATAGATTTGGTTATTCAACCCCCCATTCCTTCCATGCAAGTTCCGTCATTGTACTTAGCATATCCTGACATCTTTTAAGGCCTTTCTCGTGCTGATATACAAACAATAAAGATAATGCAACCCCAAAACACCCCGCCATGAGCTCAGTGTCGTCGATATTATTAAGATCGGCTAACTGTTTGATCATCCCAATGACGTCTTTGTCTTTCATTCCTCAATAACCTCAAAGGTGTCGTTTATCCAATAAGTCCACTCTTTATACATCGCCACAAACTCATCTGGGCCAAGGGATGCTAAAAGTATCCCGTCTTTGTCTACGATTAGTTCTTTGCATCTGATCTTTGTGAAGAGTTCGCATTCGCTATCAAGGCATATGGTAAAGTTTTTTAGCACTACTGTTTCATTTTTCATTGTATCTCCTTAGGTAATTCTGGAAGAGGCGTCCAATGGGTTATTTCTATTTCATCTGGATAGAATGACCATTGATCTGTTTCGTTGATTTTATCGATAACGTTTATTCCATGACCGTGCGTCGGAAGGCCCTTTTTATAAGTAAATAAGACTGCAACAGATTCATATCGGTTGGGAAGCCTGTCCTTCACATTAATCCAAGCATTTATTTCTTCTTTTCTTGACACACATCCCATGCTCGCAAGCCCTCTTCTTTTAGCATATCGAACACCTCTTCAGCGGATTTTCTGGATGGAAGCGACTTCCCTAGGGACTCCAATAATATATGTATCATGGCATCTACTGCGGTGTGGTCGGGGATTTTATTAACCTTTATCAATTCCATTATCAATTGGATGGCCATAAAGGTCGTATCAGATTGGTTTTCTTCGTTAGTCCACTCTCTGGCATCACTCATGTTTCCCTCTACTGATCAAGGTATCTGTGATCTCTTTGGGCTTAAGAACCATTTGCATTTGATCATAGAACCATGAGAGTTGGGTTCTATCGCCGCAGGTGAATATATCTATGAAACATGCTTTGTATTCTGGGTAGGTATGGATAGATGCATGAGACTCCGCAAGCAGGATAAGGCATGTATAGCCGCCGTTATCGAATTCATACTCTATGTGATCTATGATAGTTGCCCCTGCTCCAACACAGCCTGCGATCATTGCTTCTTTGATAGCTGCATTGTCTAAGATAGCCTCGGAACAGTCGTAGAACTCAGCCGTGTAGTGCTGGCCCTGGAAGTGATGAGCTGCGAAGAGTGTGAAAGGTAGTGTTAGTAGAGCGAGTAGAGATTTCATAGAGAATCCTGTATGGTGGGGCATTGTTTTTGCTCAGAGCATTGAGTAACTTCTTTTGTCATGTGTATTTGTTTCCAGTGCGTTACGTCCATGTCTCTTATTTCTTTTAGATTGCTTAGCTTCTCGTGCCTGCTTAATACGTCATCAGAGAAGATCCAAGCATTATGCCATAGCTCGGCTGTTTCTTCTTCTAAATCATAAAGAGTTACGCGAACCTTTTTCCCTCGAGGAGGGAGCATATCTTTCACGCTGATCCAACGTTCTTTATCTAAATCCATAGTCTCGAACATCTTCCATATTTTTTGGTGCTTTTGGGCCTGAGTTATTTTGCTCCGAGCGCTTCATTATTACGTGATCTTCTTCGCCGCACTTCTTACACCATACTTCTTCTGTTGTAGGAATCCCCGTCCATTCATGATTTTGTTCAGAGCATTGGGTGAAATTATCTAAATCCATAATGCCTAGGGTCATATCGTGGGGGTCCATCGTCGTCCTTTTGCTTTATCGCATCCATTGTATATCGTTTACCAAAAGCTGAAAATAATGCATAGCGTAGAGCGTCGACTGCATGATCTGCTGTCTTTATAGGTTCTTCTATGCCTCGAGCTGCTTTCTTTGGATCCCATACATACATTTCCATCTCTCTTATCAAATTAGGACAGGCATCCAGAATTTTAAGCTGATGATTGCTAATAAGGTTAGACATGAAAGTAATACCAGGGAAAACATCGTTCTCAGCTTCAAGGCATCTAATCTTTCGACGTTTGAGTTCAACACTGAAAGACTCAGCACTAGGGTCCAAATACAAGCCGCGTACATTATAGCCGTCAATAAAGCGCTCAATATCATCTGCGAACTCACTATTTGTTTTCTGTCTAAAGGTTTTTTTAGGATCCCAATAGTACTCTTTTTCCACCCAGAATCTAGGCGTATGCTCTGATCTATATCCGATCATTACTGCCGCGAAAGGGTTTTGAGCTCCGTAGTCAATTCCGACGTAAAACTGTTGAGCACACCCAGGAGCTCTTGGGATGACATGCGTCTGTCTGTCAAAATCACTGAATATGGCACCTTCTGCTTGGACCCAGAGGCCTTGAATATAGCGTTGATAAAAAAGTCCGGTGTATTTGGTCTTGAGATCTCGTTTAGTCTTTTCATCAAGCGAAGGATTGTCATCAATCTCGAAATGTAGCCCATATGCATATTCCTTGTCTGGGTTATCTAAAAACTGTGTCTTAACCGGATGTACTGGCGAATCGGGGTTGCACGTACCAACCATTTTGCTGTGAGGTTTAGATAGGCGCGTTGTGAGCATATCCATGAAGTT